GTATTCGGGCCGATTTGAGAATTTTAAAATTGCTTGTACCGCAATCAATATACCACCATGCAAAATTTGTTTCGCCGGACGCGACATTCCAGCGAGTTGCGGCATTCCCGTCACATGCCATACTGGCCGCATAGGTCGCATCCCAGAACGATATTGCTGTCGCTGTCGCACCTTGCGAAAAGGGCGTTCCTGTAGCGTCAGGAGTTTCAAAAAACTGAATTTCAAAAATAGAAACATTTTTTGGAGTAGTGGGATGATAATTGTTTGCTGTAGCCCTCAAGCGGATATAGCGATAAGCAATTTCACTACTACCGGAAGGCAGCATGAAATATATCCATGTTCCAGACACATTATCGTTCCCCGAACAGCGAAATTCAAACGCACTTCCTGCCGAAATTGTTTTTATAAGAGTGCCGTTATTGTTTAAAATATCAAGGCTGTTGCTGCCCTGATTACATATAGCGACGGCCCAGCCCTTTGATAGCGTTGCCGCATCCGGCAAATATATTTGTTGACTGCTGCTCGCAGACAAGCACTGCCACGCCGCCGATAATGCAGTCAGATAATAGCTGCCAGTCAGCGTCGCGGTCTCAAGCGACTGATTAAACCGGATACCGCTGTCAGCGCCCTTCACCTTCATCGTTACACCAGCACGACCTTGCCGCCGAACCGGCAGTCAGGAACTTCCGGGACTTTTATCGTTACAGCGCCATCGGCGGCGATTATAAAGCAGCCTGTCCCCAACTGGACCTCGTTATAATCAGACCCGGCGAGTTCATAAACCCCGGCAAGTCCCGGCTGCGTCCCACGTTGATGCGTCGCCGCTGAAATAGTTATGATGTAATAACCGCCAACCGCTGTGCCCCAGTCAGACGTCCCATTAAAAGTTTTAACAAACCGGTCTGAAACTACTTTTTCTGAATCTTCCAGAAAGTTGATATGCCAGCCACCGGCAGCGGTAGAATTATCAATCAGGGTAAATTCATAGGCCCGCCCTGAAAGGATTTCCTGAAGGTTGACCGGAGTAGTTGCATTATAGGTCTGAACCGTAATTGTTGCCGATCCACCGTTTCTGACGACTACCTGCCAGCCGTTCTGTAATTCTGTTGCGTCCGGCAGGATTACATTGTCTTCAGCGACGGAGCTTATAGCCTGCCATTTCGCTGAATGTTTATTCAACTGTTCAGGGCTTGTTATCGTTTTTGTCGTGTAACCTTCGACAACTCGCCGGTCAACGTATAGCGACCGGCCAACTCTTAAATCTCCCTTTACATTCCCGCCCATACTAAACTCCTAAAATAATGACGGACCCTGCAAACCGCATATCAGGTTCGTATGGAATCCAGACCCTTATCTTGTTTGTTGTGTAATTTTCAGATTTTGAAAATGCGATAACCGTATCGTCTGAATCCGTCACCGTGACCCGGATAATCACGGCGTTTGCGGATTCGAGATTGTGCAGCAGGTCAAGATAATACTGCCCGCCTTCAGGAATCCAGTCGTCAACTGTAAACCGGATCATAGCCGCGACGCCGCCGCCCTGATAGATCGGCTGAATGACCGTTCCGGCCCGGATAACCCGGACCTGCTCCACCGGAGCGGTGATCTGTACCGGCTGTTCCGGTGCGATCACCTTCACCGGCGAATCCGTCAAGGCCACTCGAACCGGCTGTTCGCCCGAAAGAGATACCCGCACCGGCGCGTCAGTAATCGTGATTTTTACAGGCTGATCGCTTGTCGGCTCTACCGGCATTTATGCCACCGCATCTACATCAGTTGCAGATTGTTCTATTGTCACCTCGCCCCGGATATAGGGCCGGGCCTTATCAGTCGGATCAATAAGGAAAATATCGTAATAACCTTTCTTGACCGTAATGTTCCGGGTCGTATCGCGGGAAAGGGACAGGATAAATGTGCCGTCCGTGCCGATACCGCTGTAATCAACATCAAACTCCGCGACAAGGATTTCTGAAAGCCCCCATTTGGCCCGTATTTGTCCCTTGACGGTCCAGCCGGGGAGCGGCAGGGCCGCGCCGGAATCATCGGTTATCTGGAAATTCCAGACCCGATCCGCTCCGGTATAAATCGTAATATCGTATGTATCCGGCTGGATGGCCATCCGCCTATTCCTTCACGGGCGTCATGTATAAATCCGCTTCAGCTTTACGGCGTCGGACAAGACCATTAGATACTTTTTTCTTTTTCGTTTTCTTGTCTGTAATCTTGTTCCAGCGTGCAAACTGTACGGGAATATCCCGGTGATTCGTGTCCGCCTGCACTCGTTTAAGCAGGGTAGATTCAGAAAAATTTTCACAGCCGACGTTGAAGATAAAGGAAACCAGCGCGTCAAACTGATTCTGGTTGAAATCAAGGTCTAACCGGTTCAACTCTTTCTCAATCGGGAGAATATCTTCCCGGAAGAAATCTTCAGCCTTTTCGGCTGTGATAACCTGTCCTTTCTTGACATTCCGGGTGTGGCCCCAGCCAATTGTCCATTTCCCCGCCGGACACAAGTATGCTGTCAGCTCAAGGCTTTCAAAGCTCTTTATCAGGGCCTCACCCTTTTCACCTGTTTTCATGCCGTTACCTCCTCAATGACCTCTTCCATAGCGCGTAATACAGGCGACTGGCCTATATCCCGTAGTTTTCCATATCGTTGTGTTCCGTCCGGTATTCGGCCTCAAACCGGACCAGTGCCCCGCACCACGGCGCCTGCCCTTCCCCGATTTCATAGTCATATCCGGACAGGATCAACCGTGAAATTGCCCCGTCAAGATCAGGACTGTCGTCATCTGACACTTTCGGCGCGGATGACGAGCGGTTCAGGGCGGTCACAACATCCGCAGCCAGCCGCGACGCGACATCCTGAAAGGAGTCGTCCCGTGTCTTGTCATGTATTTCAACAAACAGGCTCAGGGTCCGGTAATCGTCGCCGTAATCATTCCGGACATTGCTCACGGTCGAAATCCAGTAATTACAAGCCGGAAGATCGCCCGGCGTCCACGGCGTCATCCGTCCCCGTTCGATTTTTTGCAGGGTGCAGGAATAGCCGTTGCCGGTTTTGATCAACTTCAGCCGTTTTTCGATGATATCCAGTATCGAAGTAACTGCCGGTGTCATTCCATATACCTCAGAGTTGCGAGTGTACTTAAAAGCGTTGAAACCTGTGCGTTCGCGGCATCGCGCATTCCCAGCCGGGCCGGAATCCTGACCTGTTTCCGCAGCGTGAACATCATCTGTCCGCCCTGAAACACGCCGTATTTTCCGGTGCGCGTCTTCGCAACATATCCGCCCCTGCTGAAAACCTCTTGTGCCGTCATCCTCATCACACCCGACGTCGTCTGGTTCGCACTGGTAGGGATATTCAGATACGGACCGCCGGGAACGCCGGAATAGGCCTTTTTCGCCGTGATGGTTGCCCCGAATTCATGAACCGTGGCATAGACCAGCTCCTTGCCGGACAGCGTATTGCTTGCGTAGAGAGAGGCTTTCAGGGAATCCAGCGTCATCCCGGTAACGCTCGTCTTGATGGATCTCCGAAGCGCACCGCTTCGCACATGCAGGGCGGTAGCACAGTTTGCCTTGACCTTTGCATCCGCCGCGAATACCGCAACGGCAAACGCCTGTTTTGCGCCCGCAAACGCCCGTTCCGGCAACAGGTTCAGGGCCTTTATGACCTCTGCGATATTATGAATGTCTACTCTCGCGCCTGACATATTCAACCTCAATTCAGCTTCAGCGGGTGCTTGAACGGATCAAGCATCCGGCGAACTTCGGGCAAGAGTTGCAGGGCCGGGCGTGTGACTGCCCCGCCCTCGGTAGATACGGTTTCGGCCCCGATGTGGTCTTTTGCCTGAAATTCATATGCGGTCTGGATCAGCGCAGCCCGACGTATCCCGGACGGGATTGCATCTGCCGCGAACCCGCCGGTATAGATGACGACAACGCGGCAGTTCCGGATTCCGGTATCCAGCCGGACGCCGTAAGACTGGATGGTCGCGGTTACGGGCAGACCGGAATCACACGCTACCGCACCAATGGACTGGACAGGCAGCCCTTTCAGGCCGATCATCCGTTCCGGATATGTACCGGCATAGAGTGTTTCCGACCGCTGCCCCAGTTCCAGCTCACGACCGATATAGCTTTCAATTGCCGCGACGACGGAATCCCGTATGACATTCAGCGCCGGATATTCCTCAATATCAAGTTTCTCAAGCTCCAGCAGGCTGGCAAGGTCGTCAAATGTGACCAGTTCGATCATGATTTCCGTCGCTTCGGTTTTTCAGGCGTTTCGATTTCCGGGGCCGCAGATTCCGGGGTTTCCGGAACCTTTCTGGCGCTCCCGCACAGCAGGAAAATCCGTGCAAGCTCATCCGGCAGGTCATATGTTTCACCTGCATAATACCGGTTGACCGTTCTGCCGTCCGGGCTGCCAAGGCTATTATTCAGCATCTCGACAAGCATATTCCCCCCTTATCAGGATGCCGGTGCGACATGGCGCAGTGGCCCCAGTACAGACATAACCGCAACGACACACGCAGCAGTGGCGACCGTTACAGCGACCCGGTAATATCGCGCACGCGGGTAGATAATATGCAGTTTTGCAGACCCGGCTGCCGTGATCTGGGCAATAGCTGTATCATTTTTGTATGTCTCGTCCGGCTCATCCGTCCATGTGATTCCGTCGGCAGAATACTGCAATTTTGCATCTACAGTTGCATCCGTCCCGACAGTGCCGACAGAGACCAGAAAAGATGCGCTCGTCGCCTTGCTGAAGTCCACGGCAGCGCTCTCTTGCGTACCGGCGGCACAGGATGCAGCCGCGAGGGCTTCCGCGATTTCATAATTGTTTTTTACATCGCCTCTCATATTTCCATCCTTCCGGTTTCAGCGGATTCCGCCGAAACCGTTTCGGGTAAATCCCTGATTTGTTTCATTCCGGCGGCCATGAAATCAGCGGAATCCGCCGAAAAAGATCATGACCTATGCGTCAGCAGCGACCTTCAGGAGCGTAAAGGCTTCGGCCAGTATGACTTTTCCGCCGAGCCGTTTCTTGACAAGGAAAGCGGTCTGGTCATATTCGCAATATTTTTCGATAATCCGCTGTATTGTAATCCCCTTACGGTCACGAATCCGGTACTGTTTCATGTCTCCGAAGCAAACCGGAAAGGAATTTGCAGCGACATCCGGCATTCCTTCGGAGTTGACGAGCGGTCTGCCGAGGAGCGTAGAGGGAGCGCCTGCCTGCACGGACGGCTGCCAGAGGTAATCTCCACTGCTGTTCCTGATTTTGCGCACAGCCTCTTCAGTCGTTGAGTTCATGACAAAAATGCCATTCCGGCGGTAGGTCTTCTTGACGGCGTAAAGCAAGGACATGAGGGCGTCCACGCCGTTATGCGTGTCATCCGTGAGCGCCGCAGCGACGCCTGTTTTATGAAACCTCGCCTGTACTTCCGCTGTGGAGATAATACCCAGCGGGCCTGCAACGCCGTCACCTGCCGCGAATGCGTTGTCTTCTTCTTCCGCAAGCCCCATCCCGAATGCTGAGGTCAGCTCGCCGATGACATCCGAGCCGGAATCTTCGAGCGTACTGTTCGCAAGCAGAATCAGACCCTTGAGGTCAACAATCTCGATATAATCGTTGCCTGTCTCAAGCTCCTGCGGAGTGACGGCGATTCCCGAACGGCCCCATGCAAAACGCGGCTTGGCAATAGAGGGAATATCTACCCTGTCACGGGTAGTGGTGTTCGTGTTCGCATACGGGCGCAGTTCGGCGGCATTATAGGCTTCCATAACAATCCCCGGTTCCAGTTCTGCCGGAACGAGATACCCGCCGTCTGCGTCCGCAAGGGAGCGGACTTCCTGAATTTCCTCGTCCGACATGACCGCACGTCCCTTGTCGCCAATGCCGTATCGCAGGAATTTTTCAAATACCTTTCTGCGGACCTCGGCCCTGGGATCGTCAGTCTCTCCGGTCATCCCGAATTTCGGACGGTTCATCCGGGTTTCGAGGTCTTTCAGCGTTTTCTGCATCGCTGTAATATCCCCGTTAATCCGGGTTACGGTCTCTTCCGTGTCTC